ACTAACACGTATTATTGTAAACGAATCAGAAGGCAAGCGACCTGAGCAATATATTATTAAAGACGTAAATCTAAACTTTAGAGAAATGGTTGCTACATCACCACATATTACTAATGGTAACATAAGTAGTCCTGGTGCAAGTTATCAAACTGGCGGAGCAAGAGGAATGACTGGCGGAGTTAATACACCGGCAGGATCACGTTTTACTATTGAAGAAGGCGAAGTTGCTGTTGATGCACAACACGTAGTTCATCTTTCATTAAGTGAAGGGTTAGACAACAACTATCCATTTGGTAACTCATTATTAGAAACAATATTTAAAGTATTCAAACAAAAAGAATTGCTCGAAGATGCTATTATTATCTATCGAGTACAACGTGCGCCAGAGCGCAGAGTATTCTATGTTGATGTGGGTAACATGCCGTCACACCTTGCTATGCAATTTGTCGAGCGTGTTAAAACGGAAATACACCAAAGACGTATTCCATCGGCGACTGGGGGCGGTACAAATGTCATAGACAGTTCTTATAATCCTTTGTCAATCAACGAAGATTACTTCTTTCCACAAACCGCAGAAGGAAGAGGCTCAAAAGTAGAAACATTACCTGGCGGTACTAACCTTGGAGAAATAGATGACCTTAGATATTTTACTAATAAGCTCGTACGTGGCTTACGAATCCCTAGCAGCTACTTGCCTACCGGCGGTGATGACGCAACTTCATCATATAATGATGGTAGAGTAGGTACAGCATTTATTCAAGAATTGCGGTTTAACACATATTGTGAACGCTTACAGGGTCTTATAATTGAAGACTTAAACCAAGAATTTAAAAGATACCTTTTAGAAAAAGGTGTAAACATTGACACAGCAATGTTTGATTTACAATTTGAACCACCACAAAACTTTGCAGCATATAGGCAGTCTGAATTAGATAATGCTCGTGTACCAACATATACACAAATGAGTGCAATACCTTATATTTCAAATCGCTTTGCAATGAAACGTTTCTTAGGAATGAGTGCTGAAGAAATTGCTGAGAATGAGCGTATGTGGCGTGAAGAAAATGATGAAGAACTAAATCAACCACCATCAGATGCAAGTGCAGAAATGCGCGGAGCAGGAATTAGCTCTGCAGGAATCAGTGCTGACATAAGTGGAGCAGAGGATATTGCGGCAGATGAAGAAACTCCGGAAATAGGTGCAGAAGATACTGCACCAGATACTGTAACCGGCGGTGATGCAGCAGGGGCACCTGGCGCGGCACCATCAACTGACCAAACGATATAAATAGTATTATGATATTAAGAGAATTATTTTATTACGATAAAGAAACTGTTGAGCCTGTAGACGATAATCGCTACGAGCCACAATACGATGATTCAATTGTCGATTTTGATGACACAAGAAAGACAAGACTTACCCTACGCCAAATTAATCGTGCAAGGAAAGCAAGCGAGCTACATACAACTGAGAAGGCTGACGAACTAGACTTCGTAAGACAAATGTATGGAATAGCAGCGCAAGCAGCCGCTGCCGGTGTTTAATGGCAAAACTAGACAAGACCAGATACTCTAAACAAGAAGCAACACGATTAATGGAAATTAGACGTTTGGAAAAAATGTCTAACGACAAAAAAACAGAATATGCCAAACGATCTAAACCAATAGACTTCTTTCAAAATGAAATAGTAGACGAAAGTAGATTTTCTCACAATCAAAACGCAGCATTTGTATTAGGTAATGGATTGAGTAGATCCAGTATAGAACCTGACGAATTAAGAAAGTACGGCCCAATATACGGATGTAATGCATTGTACAGGACATTTAGATCAGATTACTTAGTTGCTGTTGATGTTAAAATGGTATTAGAAATTAATAAGTCTATGTACCAACAAAAAAATCAAGTATGGACAAACTACAACAAGTCCTACGAAGGTTTACAGCACTTTAATTACTTCCAACCCGGAAAAGGTTGGTCAAGTGGTCCAACAGCATTATGGTTATCGGCACAACATAGACACAAAAGAATTTATATACTAGGTTTTGATTATAAAGGATTAAAAGATGGTCAAAGGTTTAATAATGTATATGCTGATACACCTAACTATAAAAAGTCACAAGACAGTGCAACATTCTTTGGAAATTGGTTAAGACAAACTCAAAGTGTAGTAAAAGAACATGAAAAAACTGAGTTTATTAGAGTAATAACACCAGATAATTATTGTCCTGACGAACTAAATAAACTTAATAACTACAATACAATTACTGTAGAAGAGTTTAAAAAACAGTTTGTGTTACCCTGATTGTTCAAAACGAGTCGTTTTGAACCTATTTCTATACACTTTTCCCCATATATGTTAAATACAACTGACAGCCTTACCATAGGTACAACATTTATAGGAGAAAAATAATGGCGAGTAACAAATTTGAAGAAATGCTCGAGAAACTTGTTAACGAAGACAAGTCTGGAGCAGAAGAATTATTCCACGAGATTGTGGTAGAAAAATCAAGAGACATCTACGAAGGTTTGCTAGAATCAGATCTAGAAGTTGATGAGTCAGATGATGAAGAAGTAGATGAGTCAAATGACGAAGAAGTAGATGAGTCAGATGATGAAGAAGTAGATGAGTCAGATGATGAAGAAGTAGATGAGTCAGATGATGACGAAGTCAACGAAGACTTTAACTTAGACGAATTTGAAGTTGAAGGCGGCGATCCAGCAGACGATTTAATAAACAAAATGGGCATGGGAGACATGGATGGAGACGCAGAAGGCGGCGACATGGGCATGGACATGGACATGGATGCTGACGCTGAAGGCGGAGAAGGTGATGTAGAAGATCGTGTTGACGATCTAGAAGTTGCTTTAGACGATCTAAAAGCAGAATTTGAAAAAATGATGGGTGACGATAACGATGACGAAGGCGAAGAAGACGAAGGCGACATGGATATGGATCCAGATGCTGACGCTGAAGAAGAGCCAGAAGAAGAGTCATACAATTTTGAAGCATCAGATGAAGAAGTTGAAGAGTCAGACAAAGAAACTGATGAATCAACTAAATCAGAAGCAGAAACAATGCGTGAATATGTTGAAAAAGTAACAGCTAAAATGGGCGACAACGGTGCAAACTCAAAGTCAACTGTAGCTGGTGCAAATAACATGGGCGGCACTGCTTCAAACTTGGCGCAGAATGCAGACGGCGGAAACGGCGGCACAGAAGGCGGACTAGCAGGAACATCTACAAAAGATGAAACAGCTGGTAACGTTAATGTTCCAGGCGGCAAAGCATCAAAAAGCATGAAAGCACAGCCAAAAGGCCACGGCGCTGAAAAGAAAGGCGCAGGCGAAACTGGAACTGATGGTAAATCAATCATTGGTTCTAAATAATTGTTAAGGGAATTTAAATGATAAACTTACGAGAGCATCTGACATTCGACCAGGCTAACATAGTCGTTGAGTCTACCGATAACGCTATCGGGGGCAAAGATCTTTATATGAAAGGTATTTGCATACAAGGCGGGGTGCGTAATGCAAACCAACGTGTATATCCTGTAAACGAAATTGGTAGGGCTGTCAAAACTCTCAATGATCAAATCACTGGAGGATATTCAGTTCTCGGCGAAGTAGATCATCCTGAAGGACTTAACATTAACTTAGACCGCGTGAGCCATATGATCACAGAAACGTGGATGGATGGCGCAAACGGTTATGGTAAATTAAAAATTCTACCAACTCCGATGGGGCAGTTAGTTAGCACTATGATACAAAATGGTGTTAAACTAGGTGTTTCATCGAGAGGAAGTGGTAATGTATCAGAAGACGGCGGCAACGAAGTTTCTGATTTTGAAATAATCACTGTGGACGTTGTGGCTCAGCCCAGCGCCCCTGGTGCGTATCCTACACCAATCTACGAACATTTAATGAATGCACGTGGAGGAATGAAGGCATACGAACTTGCACAGGCAACCAAACACGACCCAAAGGCACAAAAATACTTAAAAGAATCTCTGGTTAATATAATCAGTAGACTCCAATAAAAGGAGAAAATAATATGTTGGACGCACTTAAAACACTTTTTGAAAACGATGTAGTTTCCGAAGAAATCCGTGCTGAAATCGAAGGCGCATGGGATAGCAAAATCAAAGAGAACCGTCAGCAAGCAACTGCTGAACTTCGCGAAGAATTTGCTAAGAAATATGAGCATGATAAATCAACTATGGTTGAGGCTATTGATGCTATGATCTCCGAGCGTTTAGCTGAAGAAATTTCTGAGTTTGCAGAAGACCGCAAACAATTAGCTGAAGCCAAAGCAAAATATGCTGTAAAAATGCGTGAAGACGCATCGTTAATGCAAAAATTTGTTATGCAATCACTAAAGTCAGAAGTTACTGAGCTTCATGAAGATCAAAAAGCAATGTCTGATAAATTCAGTATGCTTGAGAACTTTATTGTCGATGCACTTGCTAAAGAAATTGCAGAGTTCCACGAAGACAAAAAAGACTTAGCTGAAACCAAGGTAAAACTTGTACGTGAAGCTAAAAGTAAATTTGCTGAAGTCAAAAAAGACTTTATTGCAAAAGGTGCTAACAAGGTATCGAAAATCGTTGAGTCCACTCTAAAGGGTGAAATCAACGCATTGAAGGAAGATATCGATGAAGCACGTAAGAACGATTTCGGTCGCAAAATGTTTGAAGCGTTTGCATCAGAGTACGCAACTAGTCACCTGAATGAAAATTCAGAAGTTGCAAAACTTATGAATGTAGTCGCAGTTAAAGACAAACAACTAGTCGAAGCAAGAGCATTTGCAATAAAAGCAAAAACTTTAGCTGAATCTAAGGCGAAGGAAGTTAAACGTATGGCACTAGTTGCTGAACGCAAAGAAACGATTGATGGATTGTTAGGCCCACTAAACAGAGCAGAACAAGAAATCATGACAGATTTACTGGAATCAGTACAAACAAACAGACTACAATCTGCATTTGACAAGTACCTACCGTCAGTAATTGATGGTAAATCTCCAGCGAAGCAGAAGGCAAAACTCACAGAAGGCACAGAAATAACAGGCAATAGAAAACAAACTAACGTTAGTTCAAAGCAAGACGATAATGTCGTTGACATTAGACGTTTAGCTGGTTTAAATTAAGGAGAAAACTATGTCAGAACTATTAGAAAGTCGCTGGCTGGATACCAAGAGCGCACTTCTTGAAGGCCTAAGTGGCACCAAGAAATCTGTAATGTCATGCACACTGGAAAATACACGTAAGTATTTGTCAGAAACTGCAGGCGCAGGCGCAACATCCGCCGGTAACGTCGCAACTCTTAACAGAGTTATTTTACCCGTCATCAGACGTGTAATGCCAACAGTCATTGCTAATGAAATCGTTGGTGTTCAGCCTATGACTGGCCCAGTAGGGCAAATTCACACACTACGTGTTCGTTATTCGGATACAGTTGGTACAGGCGCAAGCGGTACTGTAGCTGGTGAAGAAGCACTATCACCGTTCAAGATTGCTGAAGCGTACTCAGGTGCAACAGCAGGAACAGCGGCATCAACAGCAGCACTAGAAGGTGAAGCTGGTAACAAGATGTCAATTCAAATCTTGAAGCAAACTGTAGAAGCAAAATCACGCAAGCTATCAGCTCGTTGGACTTTTGAGTCTGCACAAGACGCACAATCACAGCATGGTATTGATGTTGAAGCAGAAATTATGGCTGCTTTGGCTCAGGAAATTACAGCTGAGATTGACCAAGAAGTACTTGGTAGCCTATATGCCCTAGCAGGAACAGCTGAAGCCGATACTCAGTATGATCAAGCTGGTGTATCAGGTACAGCTACTTTCGTAGGTGACGAGCATGCTGCATTAGCAGTTATGATCAACCGCGCAAGTAACAAAATTGCACAACGTACACGTAGAGGCGCAGGTAACTGGGCAGTTGTGAGTCCGTTTGCATTAACAGTACTTCAATCAGCAACAACTTCAGCGTTCGCAAGAACAACTGAAGGCACTTTTGAAGCTCCAACTAACACTAAGATGGTTGGTACTTTAAACAATGCAATGAAAGTATATGTAAACACATATGCTGCTGATAACCAAGACGTACTTGTAGGTTACAAGGGATCAAGCGAATCAGACGCAGCAGCGTTTTATTGCCCATATATCCCACTAATGTCAAGTGGCGTTGTATTAGATCCATCATCATTCGAGCCAGTTGTGAGTTTCATGACTAGATACGGATATGTTGAGCTAAACAACACTGCAAGTTCATTAGGTAACGCAGCAGATTATCTATCACGTGTGTCAATCACAGGTGTTACATTCAGTTAATTCTGTAATTAATAGATATACTAAAGTAGGCGCTACGGCGCCTATTTTTTTGACTAAATATTATTACGTTCAGGCATACAGCCCGGGAGTAGCATAAGCGAAGGAACGCCCTTAACCCTTTAACGAGGAGAGTGTAATGGATAATTATACGCTTTGGTGCTTTCTACGAATCATTA